AGCGACAAGTGAGACCAATGCTGCTGCGAGTGCGTCCACAGCGACTACTCAGGCTACTGCTGCATCTGCCTCTGCAAGCTCTGCATCAACAAGTGCGACGAACGCATCCAACTCTGCCTCTGCTGCAAGCTCTTCAGCCAGTGCTGCTTCTACTAGCGCATCTAATGCGTCAACGTCTGCATCAAGCGCACTGACTAGCGCCAACAACGCTACGACACAGGCCAACGCTGCCGCTGCCAGTGCTGCCAGTGCTGCTGCGATTGTTGACATATCAAGCGTGACAACTTTCACCAATCCACTTGCCAGAGCAGTACAGGTAGCAATCACCGCTGCAACCTCTGCCAGCAACGGCATCCAGCAACTGACGAACACTCAGAACAACTTCGGCACTGGTAATTTTGCACTCCAGTGGCGCGGCTCAGTTCCTGATTGGACTCCTGCTGCTAACGTCATCCTGCTCAACAAGCACGATGGGACAAATGGCTACATCCTGACACTGCTGACTACCGGATTCCTGCGGCTGACAATCAACGCAACCAACTTTGATTCCACTGTTGTGACAGGCATGACTGACAACTATGTCGCCATGATTGATGTGGACATCACTGCTGCGACTACTACGGCAGCAGGGTCTGTTGTGTTTACGCTCAACGGTGTGCAGCTTGGCACTACGCTGGTTATCAGTGCGCGAGTTGAGAAGATCACGAACGGGAATTTTGATACTGATATTACTGGGTGGACGCTGGCAACTGGTTCTGGCGGCACTATTGCGTGGAGTGCTGGAAGCCTGCGAGCCACTCGCAATGGAGATACTTCTGGCTATCAGGCGGTATCGCTGGCTGCTGGTGAAACATTGTTTGTTTCTTGTGTAGCAACTTATGTGTCAGGCAGCTCTGCGGGGGCTTCGCTGGTTATTAGATCAGGCCCGGAGGTCAACTCAACCTCGCTTGTATCCAGCTCAGTCTCCAGCAGCGCGTCTGGGACGCTGCAGGTTTCTTACTACTCCGCCGCCGCCGCAACTGTTTATGTGCATCTGCGAGTCAATATATCGACCGCCGTCTACGACTTCGACACAGTAACCTCTCTCGACAGCGCCACAGTAGACAACACCTCCAGCCTCTACGTCTGCGGCACTTCAGCAGTGCGCTCTGCCTCTCAGTGGTTCTCTCATCGGCTGTTCAACCGGGCGAAGACTGTTGCCGAAAACTTGGGGATGTTCGTGAATGGCGTGGCTGCTGCGGATGTGGGGGCGAGCAATGTTGCACCTGTTGCGCCCAGTTTTGTCTCTGGGGCTGATGGCTACACAATTGCAAATTCAACCGCCGCATTTGGACAGACAATAGGCGGGGAAACAGGGTGGCTGCAACTTACAGCAACAAGTACGACTGCCACGACAGTTACCCGAACGGCTTTTTATAACTTTGCAACAGCTTTTGCAAAAGGCTTGCGTTTTGGCATGAATGCTAGGTTCTACATCCCGTCATCCAATGTTGGAACAGTGACTTGCAGGCACACCACAGACACTGCATCGACAGCGGATTCAAGGCGTCTCACTAACGTCTCTGCGGTTACTACAAACGGAACGGGCAACTTTTTTACAACGACCGATCTAACCCCAACTGAAGACGCTGTGTGCTCAGTCGTCGGATCGGTATCTGCAAAATCTACAAACGAGGACGATTTTAGGATCACCGTAAATGGATTGCAGATTGGCGATATAGCCTATGTTAAGTTTAGCGTTGTTCAGATCGGCATCACCTCCGAGCTTCTAGCCAGTAACGCACAGAGCGACACAGGCCAAGTCTTGGACTCATCAGGCAACAAGCAGCACGCTCTGCTCCCTGCCGCTGGTGCTTCGATCATGGGAGCTATCTCAGCAAGACGCAGAGAGGTGCGCTGGACTAACACGTGGTCGGCTACCTCTGAGCTACAGTATGTAGGCGGCGTCAATCAGGCGATTTTCCCCACTAACCAGTACATCGACTCGCTTATTGTTATCCCAGAAGGTGCAACGCTGACTGGCTTCACCATTGGCAACGGCTCGAACGCCTCCTATTACGCAACAGTGAATGGCACGATTACCTCCGGCGTGGCGATCTACGTCCAACTTGATAGACGAGTGACAGACGGTACTAACCTAAAACTGACCATCACGCCTATGGGCGCTTTCACTGGCAACATCAACACCACCTTGGTTGGTACAGAACTGGAGCGCAGATAATGAGCGATATTCGTGACGATAGAATCAACAACCTGAAGATCACAGGCACGATCAGTGGTGGGGGCATACAGGCGCTTGCTAGGACTCCGGTGGTGTCGATGACCGGTGCCGCAAGTGGTAGCAGCGGCATTACTGTTGCTGATGATGATGACATTGATTTCGGCACGGGGAATTTCAGCATTCATTGGGAGGGGGCGCTGCCGGATTGGACGCCGGCTTCTGAGACAAGACTGTTTAGGAAAAACACAGACTCTACGACTACCGGGGTTGTGCTTAACATTCTTACCACTGGGGCGGCTGCGCTCTACTTAATAAATGGCGGAGTCTCATCAACAGCTTATAGCTCTGTCACTCCGGTTGGCGGGGTGGACAATGCTTTGCAGCAAATAACAGCGGTGTGTGTTCGTGAATCTGCCTCTGCTGCCGGGAGCGTGACCATATACGCAAACGGGCAACCAGTTGGCGCTCCTGCGACGATAACTGCTGCGACCCCATTTTCATTATCCAATTCGCTCACTGCGTACATTTCTGGGAGTAGCGCAATACGAACAGCCTCCACCACCCGCGCCTGCTACCTCTACAACCGCGCCCTCTCCGCTGCTGAAGTGGCTTCGCTGTGTATCAACGGCCCTGCGCTGGCGGATATGGGGGCGAGTCAGACTGCTGTTTATACATCTGATTTTAGTGTCGATGCAAACGGCGTTACTTTTGGCACAGGCGTTACAGGGACTGCGAATCAGGACGGAATTGGAGGAGAAGATAACTGGTTAAAAGTTGAGGACGTTTCCAGTACTGACGGGATTGGGGCTGTTATTCCATTTGTGGCATTTTCTAAAAGCGGGTTTATAACCGTTAAAATCAATAACCCTAGTGGTAGCCTGATAACGCACATAGGATTGTCGGCAAAAACACTCTCTGGGCAAGGTACAGTGGTAGATGGCTTTATCTCTGCTCCTGCCGGAGCATCCACGGTTTTGAGTTTATATGTGCAAAACCAGAGATCAACAAGCAACATTGTGTTAAGGGCCGTAGACGCAAGCGGGGTAGTTTTAAACGTGGCATCCGGCCAGTTTGTTTACATTAAGGACATAACATCAAAACAAACCGGCATCACCTCCGAACTCATAGCCAGCAACGCCCAATCAAACACAGGCCAAATCTTTGACACAAGCGGCAACAAGAACCACGCAATGCTCCCCGCCGATGGTGCAACCGTCGTTGGTCGCCCTGTATCACAAACCCGTGAGGTGCGCTGGACTAACACATGGGCTGGCACTAACGAACTTCAGTACATTGGCGGTGTCAACCAAGCGATTCTGCCGGCTAATGCGTACATCGACTCAATCGTAGGCACAGTATCAGGCGCTACTCCTCACGACATCATAGTGGGAGATGGGTCGGACACAGATCGATACGTGACAATTACTACAGGGCTTGCTGCTGGCACAACGACATTCACGTTGGCTAGTCGGACGACAGACGGCACGAACCTTAAACTTACGGTCGATCCCGATACCGATGCGACTATGAGCATTGCTTGGGTAATTTCATACAAGACTTTGGAGAGCTAAAATGGCAGCACTTGAGCTTACAGTATCAACAGGCGAGGCGTTTGTTCACCAGGTGGACTTCGTGCAGGACACCATCACTGCGACCTTGCCAGATACCGGCGATGCGGTAATTCCTTTCCTGTGGGTCATAGGAACGACTGAGGCTGATGTCATTGCTGGTATTGACGCTTACATTGCCGACCCTAGTATCGCTGTCCAGACAAACGCAACAGGATTAATGTTTAACACAGGCTCTGCTACTCACCCACAGGCCGAGGTTACTGGTCAGGACATGGACAACGATCTTCTCCAGTTCCGCTGGGTTAACGGGCCATATGCAGGCGACTGCGCTATTACGTTTGTGTTCACAACCTCGACCACTGCGGCTGATTTAGAGTCTGCGATTATTGCCATCCTGTAGAGGTAATCCATGAACATCGATGAAAAATCACTGCGCCAAATCGTCCGCGAAGAGCTAAAGTCAGTCCTCAAAGAAGTCGGGTTACACGACGATGACGCTGGCAACGATGTCCGTGATTTGCGCTCCCTGATTACCGACTGGCGTGGGATCAAAAAGACCATCTGGCAGACCATTGCGCGTGCGGGCACCTTGTTCGTTCTTGGCATACTGATGCTGGGGGCGTGGTCAAAGATTAACGGCGGGGATAGCCCTGAATGATTGATCCGGTCTCAGCCTTTGCGATAGCCACTGGTGCGTACAACGCCATTAAACGTGGCATTGAGATGGGGCGCGAGATCGAGGACATGGGCGGTCAGTTGGGCACTTGGTTTGGTGCCGTAGCAGACGTAAAGGCAGCGGAGGAGGAAGCGAAGAACCCGCCTCTTTTTAAAAAGCTGCTGTACAAAGGCTCGGTCGAGCAAGAAGCGATGCAGAACCTGATGCGCCGGAAGAAGATCGAACAGCAAGAGAAGGAGCTGCGCGAGCTAATTGTCTACCGCTACGGCGTTGATGCGTACAAAGACATGATCCGCGACAGGATGAAAATCAAAGACACCCGCACACTTGCTGAGTTAAACCAGAAGCGCAAGATTCGTCACCTGATTATGAACAGCGCGACTGTTGCCGCCATAATTGCCCTGACTGGAACGCTCATTGCATTTATTGTCGGCATCTTTAAAAACTTGAGGTAACAAACAATGATGACCCTGATCTCTACGCTGCTGGGCTTTGCCTCTGGCGGTCTACCTAAAGTGCTGGACTTCGTTCAAGACCGTGGCGACAAGAAACACGAACTGGCGCTGATGGCCGCTAATCGTGAGCGTGAGATTGCTCTGGCAAAAGAAGGCTTTATCGCACAGGCAGCGGTGGAAGAAATCAAGACTGAGCAGATTGCAATGCAAACACAGGCTCAGGAAAAGCTGGCGATGTGGAAGCACGACATGAAGATTGGTGAGGGTGCCAGCACGTGGGTAATTAACCTGCGAGCCAGCGTCCGCCCCATCGTGACGTACATCTTTGTGCTGCTGCTGGTGGTCGTGGATGTAGCGGGAATCTGGTACGCCTACAGCACTGGTGTTCCATTTGCTATGGCGATGGACATGGTTTTTAGCGACGATGAGATGAGCATCCTGGCCGCAATCATTGCCTTTTGGTTTGGCTCCCAGGCGTTCAGTAAAAAGTGAAAATCTCTGAGGCTGGCATCCATCTTATCAAGTCTTTCGAGGGTTGCCACAATACACCCTACAGATGTCCTGCTGCGCTTTGGACGATTGGGTATGGTCATGTACTGTACCCAGACCAAGCGCGTCTCAAAACGCCTGAGAGAGCGTTATACGGGATAAAGGATGAACACAACAGGACTTTTGAGTATGACGAAATTGATTCGATACTTGAAAAGGATTTGGAGAGATTTGAGGCTGGCGTACTTCGACTATGTCCTGCTGCTGCTGCTGATAGCCAGTCTCAGTTTGACGCAATGGTCAGCTTTGCTTTCAACCTGGGACTAGGCAACCTTCAGTCATCAACCCTGCGAATGAAGTACAACCGTGGTGAGATCGAGGCAGCAGCAGACGAGTTCCTGAAATGGAACAAAGCTGGCGGGAAAGTTTTAGCTGGACTGACCCGCCGACGATCTGCTGAGAGAGCTTTGTTCTTGTCTTAAAACGGCAAATCATCATCGAAGTCATCAACAGGAAGCCTAGGCGGTGCATTGTGCTCCTGCTGAACTGGCTGCTTTGCTTCTGGTCGGCTACCAATCAACTTGATGTTGGACACCGACCCAGACAGCTTCGAGCGTGTTGTACCTCCACTTTGATATTCCTCGATATGCACATCATCAATCGTGAAGGCAACCCATTGACCCTTGACCAGATACGGGGCCAATGCTTCAGCCTGCTTACCAAATATAGCAGCGTCAACCCACTGTGTAGGACGTTTGCCATCCTGACCTTTGCGGCCATATTCGCATGGCAGTGATAGGCCAAGCACAGGCGTATTGCTACTGGTGTATCGCAGAACAGGCTCGTTAGCTATTCGTGCGGCATCAATCAATTGTGGCATGGTAAATCCTCTTTGTGGTTATTGTCGGTAATGTAGGCTTCTTACGTTTCTTTGGCTCTTCGTCGTTCTTCACACAGCTCCAGAAGTCGGTCAATAATTCAAAGCACATTGTCCAATACTCGTTATCAGCAGGCACTTCCCAGACCTCAAACTCTTCTGGTGTCCAGCAGATAAAGTGCGCCAGGCTCTTGCCGGTGATTGCCATCTGACCCTGTAGCTGTGGCATATAGTGATCAGGGACCTTGCCGTACACCTGCAAGGAGGCTGGGCACTTTGCTTCGATGACTGTCTGACCAATAAAACCGTCAGGAGTACATCCCAGCCAATCGTGTTCTGGATGGATTACAAAGCCTTGTCTGCCTCCTGCTGATTCGACAATCTCTCCAGTGACTATCTCATACTTCTGGATAGCGTTCTTTTCGTTAGCTGAACCCCACTCAGTTGCAGCATTGCCCTGAAAGCGTTCCTCGCGCTCTGTGAGTTGCCTCCAGAGCTTTTGTCTGGAGTCATAGCCTATCCCTATGGCATTGGCAAAAACGCTGGCAGTGAGCCTCCCAGCGCGTTCAGGTGATAGGCTCAAGATAGACGCTCTTTTACTTCGTTCAGGATGTCCATGTGAGCATCGCGTTGCTCAACCGACAGCGTTTTCCAGACCCCACGAAGCCCATCAATATCAACGCAAGCGTGGAGAGCCTGGCTGATTGCCGCCTCGATCTGAGCAGGTTTCTTTTCTTGAGCCGCTGCTACTGGCAAATCTTCTCCCGCATAAATGTAATGTCCTATCCCGTAAAGAGCCAAGCACTTCACTAGGCAGCGCATCATAGCCGTGTTGATGGCAAACGCATCAGGATTGCTGATGGCCTTGTTCTTATAGTCCATGACCGGCAACCACATTCTTCGGCTGCTCTCACCTATGCGAACGGTGCAGAACACCATCATGGTTCCATCTGGCTGGCTTTTCGGCTCGTCAAACTCAAACGTGGCATCAGGGTAATGCTCCATCAATACTCCCCAGGCCCATGCCCAGCTCAAGTATGACAACCCGTTTTTCTTCTCAACGTGCGCTGCACAATCAATCTTGCTCAGTGTTGCCCATATTTCTTTCATTTCTCAGTTTCCTTTTATTATGACTGTTTGAACTTCGTGGCATTTCTTGCAAACTCTAATCCTTTCTTTTGGCTCTGCATTTACGCCAAGCCTGTCCATTATTCCATCAGACAAATTCCTCCCGTACACTTCCCATTGATGCTTGCAGAACAGTCTGCGAAAGAAATCAACGATAGAATCCATCACCATTCCTCCCACTGGTTAGTTAAGTTAGGCACCTCAGAAAGCCTGTGATAGCTGTCCTGCTTATAAATCGCGGAAGGCTTTACTCCATGCTCTGCGTCAATATCCTTTTGTATCTGCGGAACGTCATCTGATATGCGATCAGACGGCCAGAATAAACGACGAATTGAAATCATCACATCCACCCCATTCCTACCATGAACCCAATAAAAACAGCGCACATTAGTGTAAGTAAACAGGCCAGCTTCTCTTTAGTCTCGATGCTCATGCTCCGGTACTCCCGAACCCGCCATCACCCCGATCCGTGGATGAAAGGGCGTCTACTTCAATCAGATCAAACCAAGGCGCTGGGATCACCACAAGCTGCGCTACTTTGTCGCCCTTGAGTATGTAATACCCGCCATTACCGGCAGTGTAGGCCAGGCAGAGCTTGATCTCCCCCCGGTAGTCTGAGTCTATTACCCCTACGGCATTAGCCAGAGACACCCCGGCCTTGCCGACACTGGAGCGCACCATCAGCAGCCCGACATAACCTTCAGGCACTTCAACTGCTATCCCCGTCCCCAGCATTACAGACGACCCACAGGACACCAGAACGTCATGGTCTGCGTACAAGTCAATCCCGGCAGAGCCTGGGGTTCCTCTTGTCGGCGCAATGGCCGTATCAGTCAGTTTTTTGAATCTCATGTGTTCTCCTTGTCGATGATGGCGCGTAGTTCTTTTTTAATGTACGGATTGATGGTCTCGTTTGCGACACTTTTCAGCAACTCCACACTGACAATCCTGTGTGTGTCGGGGATGGGGTAGAGCGCACAAACCCTCTGCAATCGCGGGTTATTCTTTTCAAAGCCCCATTCAATTTGCTGTTCGTCTGCAAAGCCTGTTACCCCTGTTTCTTTGTGCTGGTACATCCACGCCACCGGCTTCAGCTCTTGCATACATCCTCCCTGTTAATAACACGCCGCCCTTCTGACAGCTCCGCAAATTCGCTGGTAATGACGACAGTGTGGTGGGGATGGCAGTGCCTGTGCATCCACCCCATCATGCTCCTTGCAGCCTCGTCAAAGTCTTCGCCCGCAGTCATCTCCCCGCTATTCTGCATGAGCCGCGCATCTTTCATTCCTGCGTCATAGCCGCGCTGGAAAGTGGATAGTTGTTTTTCATCCGATGGATGGCTGTGCCCGCTTGTAGTGGTGAGCACTTCAACGGCAATCTTTATTCTGTTGGCGAATGTCAGTTTCACTCTCCCGCCTCCCGCGCCGTGGCGCTTACCTGCTCCTGTGCTGGCACTGCCAATACGGTTACTACGCACCACTGTTCAGCGTTCATTAGCTCGCTCCAGTGCCAAGTCTAGCTCTAAAGCCCTGTATATTTGATTGCTCAACTTTGTCCCGTCAATTTCGTCGGTGACATCAGCAACAATCTCGAAAGTTTCTTCGTCTGTGCTGTGGATGCTTACAACTTCAATCACTGGGAAGTCGCATCCACCATTATTCCAATACCCTGTTTCCCACTGGACCACCCACTCGCGGTGGTCTGCAAACACTCGATTCTCGTTCATTATTTAGCTCCTATGTACTGTACGCAGCCAAGGCGCGGCAGTGTGCGAGGCTCGCGGCCTATTTTCTTCTCAGCTTCGCGGATGGCTTTTGCCAGATTCTTTCGAGCAATGTTCAAGCGATACATTGACGCAAAGCCGTTTCGAGTTCCTATTGCTTTGCGCCAGAACTGGTAGCTGTCAATCCAGAATTGCAGGTCTGTCTGCTTTGGTGTCATTTTCTTTCGCTCTCGTTTTGTTATTGACAAGGAGCATACTAGGTGGGATTATACGCCCTGTCAACAGCAAGTTAGCGTAAAAGGATAAATAATGCTCGACATAACGGAGATCAGAAGAAGGCTGCAAGACAGGAACTTAGCAGAGGTTGCTAGGAGGATTGGATTTACGAGAGCGCACCTATCTAATATGTACAACGGCAAAACAGATGGAAGCTACAAGATGTTGAAACTGTTGTCTGATTACCTGGAAGGGAAAGATTTCCCCCAGCCTGACCAGTCACGGTCGTGATTGGGTGAGCAGCAGGCTGGTGGGATTAAGTGCTAGAAAAAACAAAGCCGCCTTACACCTTCGCGGGGAGATTGGCGGCTTTAGAGTATCAATACACAGGAAGATTATATGGCACGCGCACGTAACATTAAACCATCTATTTACAAAAACGAGTTACTTGGGGTTGCTGATCCCTTGCTGACTATTTTGTTCACTGGCCTCTGGTGCCTGGCTGACCGCGAAGGAAGGCTTGAGGACAGGCCGTTGAGAATCAAAGCCGAGATTTTCCCTTACCGAGATTTACCGTTATTTAACGGTTACCTAACGGAGCTTGCACGACTAGGTTTTATCCACCGTTACGAAGCTGGCGGAATAGCGATTATTCAGGTGGTTAACTTCTGTAAGCACCAGTCTCCTCACAAGACGGAGAAGCAAAGCGAGCTTCCAGAAATACCAGAGGATTCAGCTAGTTGTGCAATAACGGTTAAAGCACCGTTAAGCAACTGGAATGTACCCGTTAAAGAATCCCTGATTCCTGATTCACTGATTCCTGATTCCGGATACCTGAAACCTGATTCACTGATTGCTGATTCCCTTGTTCCGGCTGCGCCGGTTTGCGCCGACACTTCGTTATCGACGCTGCCAGCCAAGCCAGTTGCGAAGAAAGTTAAAACGCAATCCAAGGGCGGCGAGACATGGAAGGCTTACTCAGATGCCTACTTTGCAAGGTACGGGATTGATCCTGTTCGCAACGCCAAGACTTCAGCTCAGGTTTCACAACTTGTTGACCGCCTTGGGTCTGAGGATGCTCCGCCTGTTGCTGCGTTCTTTGTTCAGCATAGCAACGGATTTTATGTGGCAAGGATGCACTCTGTTAACTGCCTGTTGGCTGACGCTGAAAAGCTACGCACTGAATGGGCAACGGGGCGCAAGGTAACCCAGACAATCGCAAGGCAGACTGACAGGACGGCAAGCAATCCATTCGCGGCAATGTTGACAAATCAGGGGAGCGTGAAATGAGTGTAAGCAATCGAATCATACAGGAGCTGGCTGTTACTGCTGAGTTGTGCGGCACTGAAATGAGCGCAGCAGCGGCTCAAGTGATGTGCGCTGAACTGGAAGGATATCCAGAGGATGCTGTGCTTGGTGCGCTTTCCAGGCTACGCAGGGAGCATCAGGGGCGGCTAACGCTTGCCTCGATTATTTCTAGACTTGATGACGGACGGCCTGGGGCAGAGGAAGCCTGGGCATTGTTTCCAAAGAACGAAATGGAAAGCTCGCCAATGACCCTAGAAATGCAGGAGGCAATTGCTGTGGCATCTCCATTGTTAGAGGCTGGCGACAGCATTGCTGCGAGGATGGCGTTTAAAGAGACCTATGAGCGCACTGTGTCAAAAGCAAGGGCGGATAGAGTTCCTGTTCGCTGGATTGTAAGCCTTGGGTTTGACAAGCAGGGAAGAGAGCCTGCTATTTCCGAGGCGGTCAGAAAGCAGAGGATTACTATTGACCATGCCATAAAATTATTGCCAGTTGAAAGTCACGAACGATTCTATGAATCAATAGGGCGCAATGACCTTTTGCTGGCTCATCAAAGTGAAATCAATCCGCAAGGAATTAAGAGAGTAAATCAAATAATCAATGGTGTACTGAGCGCACCTGAGCCTGTCCGTCAAAATCTTGACGAAACGAAGAAACGAAATACAGCAGCCATTGAACAACTAAAACAACTTTTCAAATAGGGGTGATCCATGAGCCAGAACGTACAAATACTTAGACACCTGCAATCAGGCAGCACACTGACACCTATCGACGCCCTAAGTCTTTTTGGCAGCTTCAGGCTTGGCGCAAGGATATTTGAGCTAAAAGAGCAGGGTCACAAAATTGAAACCGTGACGGTGAGAAAGAACGGAAAGAACTTCGCTTGCTACTACATGGCGACCGATAAAAAGTCTCTGTCAGAAAGGGTGGGTCTGTGATGCTGTACGAAATCATGTGTATAGCTACTGCGATATATTTCGAGGCTAGGGGCGAGCCTATTGCTGGACAGTACGCTGTTGCTCAGGTGGTCATTAACCGTGTCCATGATCCTCGATACCCTGATGACGCCTGTTCAGTTGTCTACGATGGTGGCGAGGATAGATACCAGTGCCAGTTCAGTTTCTACTGTGACGGCAAGAGTGACCAGCCGGAAGATGATGTGTCCTGGCGAGTAGCCCAGTTGATTGCAAGGGCAGTGTACGAAGGCAGATCGGCACCGATAGTAGGCGAGGCAACGCACTATCACGCAACGCGAGTGAACCCTGGCTGGGCGCACACAGGGCAGCGGGTGGCGAAGATCAGTGATCACGTTTTCTATCGAGGCGTGAAATGACGCAATCTAATCAAGGAAAATTAAATGAGTTGGCTCTTTTCGCAGGCGCTGGTGGAGGAATACTTGGGGGGGGGCTACTTGGATGGCGAACAGTCTGTGCAGTTGAATGGGAACCATACCCAGCTTGCGTACTTGCCGCCAGACAGAATGACGGCATTCTCCCGCCTTTCCCGATTTGGGATGACGTTCAGACCTTTGACGGAAAGCCGTGGCGAGGAATTGTTGACGTTGTTTCGGGCGGGTTTCCATGCCAAGACATCAGCAGCGCAGGAAGGGGCGCAGGAATTGAAGGCAGTCGATCAGGTATGTGGAAGCACATGGCACGAATTATCGGTGAGATACGACCTAGATTCGCATTCGTGGAAAACTCACCAATGCTTGTGGGACGAGGCGCTGCAATGGTCATCGGTGACCTTACCGAGATGGGGTATGACTGTGAATGGTGTATTGTTTCAGCATCCGACTGCGGAGCGCCCCATAAACGAGACAGGTTCTGGCTTCTGGCCGACTCCAACTGCTTGCGACCACAAGGGAACATCAGACCCCATGCAAGCGGAGAAAGTGTTGGAGAGAGGATACAGCCACAACCTTTCCGAGGCGGTAGCGTATTCCCGCAAATGGCCGACACCACAAGCCAGCGACAACAGGGACAGGGGCAATCTTGGTTCGGGAGCGATCCAGCGGAGGCAAGAGAAGGGGAAACAGATCATGCTTTCGCAGAGCGTGTCGGACATATCTGGGGCATTGAATCCCCTGTGGGTCGAGTGGCTGATGGGGTGGCCGCTAGGGTGGACAGACTTAAAGCCATTGGAAACGGACAGGTTCCAATCGTGGCAGCAACAGTATTCAGGATTTTATCAGGAGCAACAGTCAAATGATTGACCAGAACTTTATCTGCTACGCCATTGCTGAAAAGGTCGCAGAGAAAGACTTGTGTGATGATGACGTTGAGCGTCGAGTGCGGCTTGAGATTGAGATTAAACACTTACGGGGAAGGCTTGAATGAGCGAGATCAGCAGAACAATATCTGACCTGCAAGGCGCAGGCGAAGGGTTGAAGTGGATACAGGACAACCTGTTCAAAGGTCTGCGTGGTGGGCCTGTGGTTGTCACTCTGGGCAGAGTAAAGCGCAGCAGCGACCAGAATGCGAAGCTGTGGCCTATGCTTCAGGATGTAGCAACACAAGTGGAGTGGTACGGCAGAAAGCTGGAAAAGGAAGATTGGAAAGAAGTATTCTCAGCGGCATGGAAGCAGCAAGATGTGGTGCCTGGGATCAATGGCGGCTTTGTTGTGATGGGAGTGCGAACGTCTAAGATGACCAAACCAGAGTTCAGTCAGTTAATTGAGATAATCTACGCCTTCGGAGCAGAGCATTCCGTAAAGTGGTCTGACCCATCACTGAAGGCATTTGATGAATATCGGGAGGCGCGATGAAAGATTACGTCGAGGAATTTATCAAGCTGGGTGGACAGATTCAGCAGCTTCCGCCAGGTAACGCACTGCGTGACAATGATGGCGAAGACTGGAAAACCATAAACGAGAACCGATACAAAGTGAAAGTGGACAAGGAGCGAGCCAATGACAATTCTTGAATCCACGAATCGAGAGTGCGTTCAAATTCGCTTCTTCGGTCCAGCAGTAGTGAAGGATGATCCAAAAGAGCGAGAGCTTCTGGACTGCTTAGCAGTAGCGTTGTCGAAATTTACCGGCAGCGTCAAGGTCATACCTTTCGGAGTATCCACGTTCCAGCAAAGGACTCAGGCTGAGATCACAGAGCGCACTTTTGAGATGCGCCAGACAGCACAAGAGGAGCGCAGACAGCGCAAGGAGCGTGAGGCAAGAAAGTGCATCAACGGGTGCAAGGCAAAGGTCCGGTACGGCAACCTGATGATCTGCCATGCCTGCTATATTGCAAAGCTCAGGAGCAAGGCGCGTGAACAGCAAGCGTAAGTGCGGCGGGTGCAGCCAATACTTCAGGCCTGAGCAAACCTTCCCAGGGCCAGTGGCATGGTGTTCACCAGACTGCGGACTCATCGTTGCTGGCAAGCGCACAATAACTCTAAAACGCTCTAAGAGGGCCGTAGAACGCAAAGAGACCAAGAAGGCTAGGGAGCGTATCAAGACGCGCTCAGAATGGCTTAAAGAGGCTCAGACAGCGGTTAATGCCTATGTGAGAGAAAGAGACAGCGATCTTCCATGCGTATCGTGCGGCAGGCACCATGAGGGCCAGTATCACGCAGGGCATTACAGATCGACAGGAAGCGCACCAGAGTTGAGGTTTGACGAGAAGAACATCCACAAGCAGTGCGCTCCATGCAATAACCACTTGTCCGGCAATCTGATTCCCTACAGAGTGGAGTTAATCAGACGGATCGGACAAGACGGAGTTGACTACCTGGAAGGCCCGCATGACCTCAAGAAGTACACGGTGGAGCAGATCAAGAAGGTCCGTGATGACTACCGAGCAAGACTCAAGGCCATGCGCGACAAGGCATGATACACTACGGAATACCCTTAGCACCTCGACGGTGCCTTTGCCCCATAAGCCGGGGCTTTTTTATTTGGCTGACTGGATAGCGCGATCAAGGATCAGAAAGCGCATTTCGTCTACAATTTCACTCGCTTCATCGTCTGTGGTATCATCAAGAAACCAATAGGAGGCTCTATGCCAATGAAGAAAGGGTCAAGCAAGAAGACTGTGTCGGCCAACATCAAGGCTGAGATGAAGTCAGGTAAACCTCAGAAGCAGGCTATCGCCATTGCTCTGTCGATGGCAAAGAAGCCAAAGCCAGCGAGGTATGAGTAATGCCAGGCGGCAGACCGACTAAGTACAACGATGAAATCTTATCCAAGGCAAAAGCCTATGTGGATGGAGGATACATCGAGTGCGGTGACGTTATACCCCAAATGGCGGGACTAGCTATTGAGCTAAGTATCTCACGCGAGACCATCTACGACTGGTGCGATGACCCTGAAAAGCAAGAGTTTTCTGACATTGTTGGTAGATGCTTGAGGGCGCAAGAGAGAAAGTTGCTCAACGGCAGTCTAAAAGGCGAGATGAATCCCACTATTGCCAAGCTGATTCTGACCAAACACGGGTACTCAGAACGAGTGCAGCAGGAACACATGGGTGAGAACGGTGGTCCGATAGAGCATGACTGGACCGTGAGGCTAGTCAATGCCTGAGATGACGCTACCGGCAAAGCTGAGAGCATTGATCACTACGCCCAAGCGATTCAAAATCCTTATAGGCGGCAGAGGATCAGGCAAGAGCCAGTCGGTAGGTGACATCTGTCTGATGGATGCCCAGACCAAGGGTATCAAGACAGCCTGCTTCAGAGAGTACCAAATCACGATGGATGATTCGGTTCTCTCGCTGCTGTCAGGTGAGATCGAAAGGCTGAAGCTGTCAGGGTTCACTGTCCAGGCTAACTCAATTCAGTACAAGGGCGATGACGCTTTCAAGTTCAGGGGGCTGGCGAGAAACCCGGAAGGCATCAAGTCGATGTACGGGTTCAAGCGGTTCTGGGTGGAGGAAGCTCAGACAATCAGCCAAGACTCTCTGAAGGCTCTGACGCCTACGCTCAGATCAGATGACTCTGAAATCTGGATGACGGCCAACCCAAGATCAATTGCCGACCCGTTCAGCCAGAGGTTCATCAAGCCGTTTGAGAAGGCTCTCAGGTCAGAAGGGTTCTACGAAGATGATATGCACCTGATCATCTGGATCAACTTTAATGACAACCCGTTCTTCCCGGCAGTGCTTGAGCAGGAACGCGCATATGACCAGGCCAATCTGTCTACAGCTCTTTACCGGCACATCTGGCTGGGCGAGTTCTACGACGAAGTAGAGGACACAATCATCCCGGTGGATTGGTTTGAGGCTGCGATAGACTCTCACCTGAAGATGGGCTGGAAGGGCGAAGGTGCTATCATAGCCAGCCATGATCCCAGTGACACTGGAGGCGACTCCAAGGGCTACGCAGTCAGGCATGGCAACGTAGTATTGAATGTCAGCGAGAAGGTCACAGGCGAGTCAGCAGACGGCATGGATTGGGCGCTCGACCTTGCGCTGGCTGACAGGGCTGACTTCTTCGTGTGGGACTGTGATGGCCTTGGAGTAAGTCTCAAGCGTCAGGTCGATGCCACACTGGAGAACAAGAAGATTGATTACGTCATGTTCAAGGGCAGCGAGTCGCCAGAGGATGCAGAGCTACCCTACTCTGATGGCGGTACTCAGCGAGCCAAGAACAACCGGGAGACGTTCGCCAACAAGCGGGCGCAGTATTACT